TTTGGAAGGTAGAAGTTGGCGTAAAGACTTTTATGAACCTTACAAAAGAAACAGAAAAAATGCCAGAGATGCTAGAACAGAAAAAGAGGTTGAAGAGGACGAAGTGTTTTGGGAAACATTTGACAACTTTAAAGAGTTCATTGAAACAAAAACAAATTGTACAACTTTACAACATCCTAGACTAGAAGCAGATGATTTAATTGCGGGTTGGATACAAGCACATCCTAATGATAATCATTTTATAATAAGCACAGATGGAGACTTTGCTCAATTGGTTGCTCCTAATGTATGTCAGTATAACGGTATTACAGAAACTACAATTACACACGAAGGATACTTTGACAACAAAGGTAACAGAGTAATAGACAAGAAAACTAAAGAAGAGAGACCTGCTCCAAATCCACAATGGTTACTATTTGAAAAATGTATGAGAGGCGATACTGCTGATAATGTATTTTCCGCATATCCAGGTGTGCGTACAAAAGGCACTAAAAAGAAAGTTGGTTTACAAGAAGCATTTGAAGATAGAAATTCAAAAGGATACAACTGGAATAATATGATGCTTCAACGTTGGGTTGATCATAATGGTGACGAACATAGAGTGATGGATGATTATCAAAGAAATGTTACTCTATGTGATTTGACAGCACAACCTGAGGATATTAAAGAATGTATAAAAGAAACAATTAATAGTGTCAAAAGCAAGGCAATTGAACAAGTAGGATTAAAACTAATAAAATTTTGTGCTAAATGGGATATGCAGAAGATAGCAGAATATCCTCAAACATATGCTGATCCATTAAATGCAAAATATAAAATAAAAGAGGAGGCAATAGCATGACAATTAAATTTTATGCCAAGCCAATACTAGAAAATAGATTCTGGATATTAGAATCTAATGGTGAAAAAGTAGGAACAATATGTAGACAAGAAGACAGAAGATATATGTTCAGTTGTTCAGATGGCACTAGAATATTTGATACCCAACAACAATTACAGAAGAACTTTAATGGTGATTGGATGTGGGGTTCATCAATAAGTGCTCCAAAAGAAGAAAAAGAAAATGAAGATAATTCAGTTTACGATTATCCTAGCAAATTCAAACCATTCAATATGGTGTTTGATGTAAAACGTAAATTGCCTTTGTTTAACAAAAGCAAAAAATCAAAAAGTTTATATTGTGCTGGATATTACATTATCCAATTTGAAAAAGGTTGGGTAAGAAGTTATTGTCCTAAACTATTAACTTTAGACAGTTATCCTTTTAAAGGCCCATTTAGAACATCATTAGAAATGAAAACGGAGTTAAGCAATGCCAACAAAAGAACCTATTAATACAGCAAGTCTACAACAATTCATTCAGCAAGTTAAAGGTGCTGATCTCAGTAACCAAAAAGAAGTGCGTTTAGACATCAATACAGCCAAGCAAGTCACATATAGCCTAGCCACAGTATTGGCCCGTCTAGCGGGTGATTATGAGGGTCTAATGACGCAAAAAACAAGCACAGAAGCAGAAGCAATAGAAGTTAAAGTAGACGGCGGTAACTTATAATACTTTCAAATATAGATAAATACTCATATTATATGAGTAGACCTAAACCGACTATTTTACTAGAACACACAGATCGCAAATCTTATAAGAGCGAACAAGTCCTGGCGGCTGAAGGCATCTGGGCAGTGTTTTACAAAAACAAACCATTCAATTTAAAATCGGCAAATGTGCTGAATAACTACCCGGGTCCTAAATACAAGAAAGTATCGTTTTCAAATCCTGGACACGCATTCAATCTAGCCAAAAAGATGAACACCATGTTCAACACTGAAGACTTCACAGTGGTCAAATTGACCCAGGGTGAAACTGTCAGTGAACAATGAACTGGAAAGAAACCTACACTAAAATATTCCTAAAGCAGGCTGAGATAGGTATCAGCGAAAACACCCTAAAAGAATATATGCCTATGTGGTGGAAAAACACAAGGGACAAAGGTACAGGTGGTTTACGTCTAACTGATGATGGATTAACATTCATTAAAGAAAAACTACAACTTCAAACTTATGATGTGGCTTTCCCAGTTGATTTCAACCTTACCACTCAAACTATAATATTCCTAGACAAATATATTGACTGTCCATACTACCTAGCAGATGATGGTGTAATTGTGACCAATGAAAAGAAAGCAATGGAATTAATGCTATTTTCTGGTGATATACGAAAATATGGACTTAATAAAGCACTTTCTAGACTAGAATCCACAGAATAATTATCCACAGGGCAAATGACCCGCATAATCATTGACTTTTTTGCCCAATCTTTCTGGTTGACTTTTTTGGTACAAGAATATATTATTAATACATAACAACAATTTAACGAGGAGTACAAATGGTAAAACAAAGTAAAACACAAGATGCTGGTCTTACAAGCAGACAACTTTCGCCTAATAAAGCAAAGGCAAGTATATTACACGCATTAAAAATTAAAAGACCAATATTTTTATGGGGTGGCCCAGGTATTGGTAAATCAGATATTATTCACCAAATTGGTAAAGATATCAATGCCAAAGTAATTGATATTAGATTAAGTTTATGGGAGCCTACAGATATTAAAGGTATTCCTTATTACAATTCTAAAGAAAACAATATGACTTGGGCAAGTCCTTCAGAACTGCCTACACAGGCATTGGCTAAAAAACATAAGAATATGATATTGTTTTTAGATGAGATGAATTCTGCGGCACCTTCAGTACAGGCGGCGGCATATCAACTAATATTAAACAGAAGAGTAGGACAATATGAACTTCCAGACAATGTTCTTATTGTTGCGGCTGGTAACAGAGAGGCAGACAAAGGTGTTGTTTACAGAATGCCTGCTCCGTTGGCAAACAGATTTATCCACTTAGAAATGAAACCAGAGTTTGAAGACTGGTTTGAATGGTCAGTGGCTAACAATGTGAACAAAGACGTTGTTGGATATCTAACTTTTAGCAAAAAAGACCTATACGACTTTGATCCTAAATCACCAAGTAGGTCGTTTGCTACTCCGAGATCTTGGTCATTTGTGAGCGAATTGCTTTCAGATGATTTAGATGAAAACACTGTGACCGATTTGGTCAGTGGTGCAGTGGGCGAAGGACTTGCGGTTAAGTTCATGGCTCATAGAAAGGTGGCTTCACAGTTACCTAATCCTTCAGAAATACTTGAAGGTAAAATAACAGAACTGAAATCGAAAGAAATATCAGCAATGTACTCGCTTACGGTTTCGCTATGTTATGAACTCAAAGAAGCAAATGACAAGAAAGATAAGAAGTTTAACGAAAAAGTTAATAAGTTTCTTAGATTTATGATGGACAACTTCGATACAGAACTTGTTGTTATGGGTATCAAGATGGCATTAACTCAGTATCAATTACCGATTGATCCTGATGCAGTCAAATGTTTTGATGAATTCCATGAAAAATACGGCAAATATATTACTGCCGCTCAAAGCATCAAATAATAGTGTTGAATATAGGGCACTTTTTACCGGTGCCCTATACCAAAAAAGAGTTGACTAATTTACCAAAAGAAAGTATAATAGTATTATGAACACAGACACTTTAGAGATAGAAAAAAAAGAATTAAGTCCAGAAGAGTTAAAGCAATTAAGAGCAGAAGTAATTGACAAGATTGTGGTTGCTAGAGTTGGATTGTTATTAAGACATCCTTTCTTTGGTAATATGGCTACAAGATTACAAATCAAAGAGTGCGATGAATGGTGTCCTACTGCCGCAACAGATGGCAGAAATTTATATTTCAATACAGAGTTCTTTAGTAAGATGACTTCTAAAGAAATAGAATTTGTTATAGCACATGAAATACTTCATTGTGTGTTTGATCACATGACAAGACGTGAAGATAGAGATCCACAACTTCATAATATTGCTTGTGATTATATTGTGAACAATACTTTGGTTAGAGATAACATTGGAGAGAAACCAAAGGCAGTACAAATATTCCAAGATTGGAAATATGATGGTTGGTCTTCAGAAGCAGTGTATGATGATATCTACAAAAAAGGTAAAGAAAAGATGGAGCAACTAGGTAAACTATTAGACGAACACATTGACTGGGAAAAAGGTGAAAGTACAGGTGGTGGTGGGGACCAAGATGATAACAAAAATAAAAAGAAAGGTCCTACATATTCTAAAGAAGAAATGGAACAGATTAAAAACGAAATTAAAGAAAGCATGATGTCGGCGGCACAGGCGGCAGGTGCTGGTAATTGTCCTGCAGAGATTGAAAGAATTATTAAAGAGTTCACAGAACCTAAAATGAACTGGAGAGAATTGTTACAACAACAGATACAGAGTGTGATTAAAAATGATTACACATTCGCAAGACCTAGCAGAAAAGGTTGGCACTCTGGTGTAATACTTCCAGGCACAAACTATGAAGACACAATAGACATTTGTATTGCTATTGATACTTCAGGTTCTATTATGAATGAACAAGTAGAAGATTTTTTAGGAGAAGTACAAAGTATTATGGACCAATACAAAGATTACAATATTAAAATTTGGTGCTTTGATACTGATGTACACAATGAACAAGACTTTAATGCTTCTGGAGAATCTATAGACACATACAAAATGGCTGGTGGCGGTGGTACAGATTTTCAGGCTAATTGGGAATACATGAAAGAGAATGATATTGTCCCTAAGAAATTCATTATGTTTACTGATGGTTACACATGGGAAGGTTGGGGTGAAGAAGATTATTGTGATACAGTATTTGTTATCAATGGTCATCACGACAAGAACATGGAGGCACCTTTTGGTACTACGGTGCATTATGAATAATGTTTTCCAAAAATAATCAAGTAAATCCTTTAAATTATTTTAACTGTAGACAGTTTACCAAAAAACCTCACGGATTAGAATTTTTAAAATTAAATTATGATTGGAATGATAACGAAGAACTATTAGAAAAATGGATTTTGGAAAACTTAAAAGGTAGATTTTATATTGGTAAACATCTTGATGTAGATGTAAACGGAAAAATTCAAAATATGATTTTGGTAGGATTTGAAAATCCAAAAGAACTGTCAATATTCAATCTTAGTTGCCCATTCATTAAACGTCATTAAATACTTCTGTATACAATAATAAAGGAGCATTTTAAAATGACAGATACAAACCAAACAAAAACTGCCACTACTCCGACACCTGAACAAGTTGTTGGAAAAGATGGAGCAGGTGCGGCACCAAAGACTCAAGCAGGTGCTGGAGCAGAGTTAACTGTTCAAGACTTAAACGTCATTAAACAAATTATGGACGTGGCAAGTCAAAGAGGAGCATTCAAAGCCAATGAAATGGCAATGGTGGGTGCGACTTATAATAAACTAGAAGCATTTTTAAAGATTGTTGAACAATCTCAGAAAGATGCCAATCAAGCAAAAGCACCAGAAGGTGATAAACCAGCGGAGGCAAAATAATGGCCGACATGAAACACGTAGGTAAATTAAAAGATGGAACAAAAGTTGTCGTTCCATATAGAACACTACCAGGTGATTCTAAATCAGCAGTAGTAATAGAGACAGCAAAACTTGATCCATTAGATCATGATGCTTTGATGCAGACAATTGAAAGCAATGAAGCACAAACGTCTTTTGAACTATATGAAGTTTTACAAAGAACAATGGCTCCAGATAGTCAGTTCATGTTAAACAAATTTCATACAGGTGGATTTATGAGAAAAGTATCAACAGATTCTGTTGACATGACTCCTAATCCAAGCACTTCTATTCAGTTAGATGAATTAAACAAAATCATCGCTGAACAAAAAGGTGTTAAAGTAGAAGATTTAGCAGTGAAAGGTAATAACGAAACGACAGTTGTTGCTTCATCAGATATATCTTCAGCGGCAAAAGAAGCACCTTTAACAGACGAACAATTAGCGGCTCAATTGAGAAGTGATGCTGATCGTATGTACAAAGAAGCGAAAAGATTACGTGCTGAAGCGGAAGATTTATCGCCAACAAAGAAAAAGTCTAAGTAGAGCATAGTGTCTGGAGTGGTTAAGTTTCGTAAAAAGACGTTGCCTAAGGAAGTGGTTGCACACTGGCCCGAAGTATTCAAAGACCTTAAAATAGAGTCTATACCAATTGAATACTTGCTGTCCATTAAGGTTGAATTTAGGGACGGTAAGAATTGGGAAATCAGAGTCAAAAAGAACCGTCAAAAATTGACCAATAAAGAACTAGAAAAAAGCATTAAGGATTTGTTTGAACACTATGGAAATAGTATCAAAAACGTCGATTTTAGGATAGATACCAACAAGGTAAAAGCAGATATTACTAAACGCACAAAAACCTTCCTAAAAAAGCGGAAATAGTAACTCCGTCAATCTTGAAAGCGGAATAAATACACTATATTATACGTTAGGAGCATATAACAAATGGCATTACAAATAAGACGTGGAACAGACGCAGAGAGAGGTGGAATAACACCTTTAGCAGGTGAACTTATATTCACAACAGATACAAAGAAATTATTCGTAGGAGACGGTTCTACAGTAGGCGGTGTACAAGTAGACACAACACTATCAGCACAATATCTATCAGTGGCTAGTGATTTTACTCCAGATGCATCTAACACAAGAGATATAGGAACAAGCAGTGCTAATTGGAGAACAGGTTTTTTCCAAACTATAGATGCTTCACACATAGACGCAGTATCAATTAATGGTAACATTGTAAGTGGAGATTCCACAGTAGTTGTTAATGTAGGTTCAGGCACAGTTACAGCCGACCTAACAGGTAATGTTACAGGAAATGTAACAGGTGATTTAACAGGTAATTCAACAGGTACTCACAAAGGTACTGTAAATGCTGATGACAACTCAGTAAGAATTGATGGTGCTTCAGACAGAATTTCAAACAGTGTATTAGACTTTGATGGCAGTGTTATTAATCTTTTATCAGGTAATGGAATTCAAATAGGTACAAACAGTTCAGTTCAAGGTGTTGGTTTAGAAATATACAACACAGATCACACAGCCAGAAATGCTTTAAGAGTTTATTCAGATGCCGGTAATGCCAACACATTCAACTCAATTGAAGCATACGCATCAAGAGGTTCAATTGTAACTCCAACTGTAAGTGTAGCAGATGATTCATTATTTGGTTACATACATTATGGTTATGATGGTTCAGCATATACACAATCAAGTTTTATTGTAGCAGGTGTTGATTCACAAGCAACTGTCGGTGCTGGTGCTGTTCCAGGAAACATTGTTATGGGTACAACTCCAGATAACGGTGTTACAAATTACACAGTTACAATCAACAAAGACGGTAACTTAGGTGTAAACACTTTAACTCCAACAGAAAAATTAGATGTTGTCGGTAACGTTAAAACATCAGGCTTTGTACAGTTTGGTTCATTAACGACTGCTGAAAGAAATGCTCTTTCAGCCGCAAACGGTATGGTTATATACAATTCAGACGATAACAAATTCCAAGGTTACGAAAACGGCGGTTGGGCTAACCTAATATAATCCAATGATAGTCCGAATAACTGGACACACAAAAGGCATAGGCAAGTGTTTATATGATGACCTAGTTGCGGAAGGTCATGACGTTGTTGGTTATTCAAGAAGTAATGGCTTTGATATAAGCACCAAACAAGCAAGAGAAATTATAATAAAAGAATCCAAACAAGCAGATGTATTCATTAATTGTGCTTGGCCCGATGGCGATTTACCAATGACAGAACCTGAACAGTTTGACGGACAAACTGAAATACTTAAAGCAATTATTCAAACGTGGGAAGGTAATAAGGATAAAAAAATTTTAAATTTAAGTTCTAAATCCTGTTACAACGAATCGGACGCAACTGACTTTATGGAAAAATATGGCAATGCCAAAAAAGAGCAAAATAAAATAATAGAAAATCGTATCAATACGTATGGTCCACATATACTAAATGTTATATTAGGATGTACAGATACACAAATCAGCGAGTACATAGAAGGCAATAAAATTGATCCTAAAGAACTCTCCAAGTGGATTATTAAGATGTTATTTTGTGAAACAATGTATTTTCAAAGTGTTACAATTGATGCCACACAATTAAATTATAAACCTAAATAGATTTTTTTTGTTTTACTTTTGATTCGTCCCAACTTTTCCAAGTCCATTCTGTGATTTCATAATCTACATTTTCTGGTTGGAATGTGTATTGAGTAGACACTGTATCGTGTAAACTTTTGCCTTCATTGACCACAGCATCACGCAACATAATTTGATGTAGGAAATTAGTCACAGGTTTGCCTGGCACAAAGTCGCACCACGGACCACACTGTAATTGTTCCATATCTATTGTTTTAGGATCGCTCCATTGTATAATTCTGTGTGGTATTCCATTTATGTTAACCATGTAATGATATAAATTATCATCTGCAGGTTTCTTTTCCCAAGTCCAACCTTTGCGATCGCAAATTTCTTTTATTTTAGCAACGTGCCTACTCAAAAAGAATTGAGGTTCATCTGGTGATCTACCAATGTCTGATCCTGCTCTTATTCTGTATTGCCATGCTTTGTTTCCTAAAGCCTGTATCTCTTCTAATACTTCTTCCATATGATCCACGTGTTCTAGTGTGTAGCCAACATAATAAACAAATACACCTTCAGCAATACAATTATCAATTCCTTTTAATTGTTTTTGATGGACTTTCATACCTTGATAAGAGTGATGATTCATTCCTATCATAACCATGTTTGTGCCTGCGTCAGCAATTTGTTTTACCCATTTCCTATCAGAAAGTTTTACACCATTTGTAAGAATACACACATCTTCTGGTCTTCCTAGTTTTTTAAGTAATTGTTTGATTTGTTTTATAAGTTCTGGTAAGTCTTTACGCACTGTTGGTTCTGCTCCTGCTAAAATTACTGCACCAGCATCTGGATTAAATCTATTTTCTATTTGCCATAGTATTTGTTCTATTGGTTTATCAACTGTTTTGTTATCAGGTTGATGGTAACAATGTGGACAATTTAAATTACATTTATCAGTTACTTCTATCATTATACCTTGCGGTATAGAATATCCTGTTTTATCATATACTAAATTATCATAAAATTCTTTATCAACTTCCACTAGATAATCACTAGTGCCATGCTCGGGACAATGTTTGATTAAATGTATTCCATCAGGCTTTGTAATTCGCTCTGCTTCGCAATGACGGTAACATATTTCACATAGACTGGTTGTTTTTGTATCCTGCATAGTATTACTTATAAATGGAAATTGCCTTATCTATGAAACTGTCCGGATAAACATTTCTAAAACTTTCTAGGCATAGTATTTGTAACTTGTGAAATGAATAACTTTTAGTGGCTTTAATTCTCATTTTTTTCATTTTAGGCATTAATTCTTTTTGTCGCTCTTTGGATATATGGCTTAAATGCTCCTGCACTGTGATAGGTGTTTCATCTTCTCTATACGCAAAAAAGTAATTTACATTTCTTAATTCACCATCAATTACCCAATAACTGCTAGGGTGTAGACTGTATTTGTATATGCCTAATTTTTTGTGTGTTTCTAACATATACAACATTTCTTCTTGC